CATCTCTTATGTATTGCACGTAAGAGTGTAGCAATGGGATCATTGCAAACTCCATTTATTTTTGTTATATCAGGAGGGTACATGTTAGAAAGTTCTTTTCAAAGCAAATTAATAAAAGAATTAAAAGAACGTTATCCAGGATGTTTGGTTTTGAAGAACGATCCAAACTACATTCAAGGCATACCAGACTTATTGATATTGTATAATGATAGATGGGCTGCTCTAGAATGTAAAAAGAGTTCATCTGCACATCATCAGCCAAATCAAGAATACTATATTGATAAGATGAATTATATGTCTTTTGCAAGATGCATTGATCCTAGTAACAAACTTGATATTTTTTTAGCGCTGGATTCATATTTTGAAGGAGAATAAAATGTTTCAATGGAATGATCACAAAAATTTAGAAGGAATGCATGCTTTTTTAGGAGGAAGCAAGTATCAGTGGCTTAACTGGGATGACGAAACGTTTGAGCAAAGATTTTTTTCCCAATACTCAACCCAAATCGGAACAGCTATTCACGAGTTAGCGCATGATTGCATAGTATCCGGAACTAGATTAGGAAAATTTGATCTACATTTAATAGATATAACGCTATTTCATGCAAATATTCCAAATCAAGCTTATGATTCTAAGGCGATACTTTATAATTTACTTCCATTTGTTAATGATGCAATTGGATATCGTATGTCTTCGGAAGTTGTTTTATATTACAATTATTATTGTTTCGGAACTGCTGATGCTATAACATTCAATGAAAAGCATAATATATTAAGGATTCATGATCTTAAAACAGGTACGAGTCAAACGCATATGGAGCAATTACTTATATATGCTGCATTATTCTGTTTGGAATATCATAAAAATCCAGAAAAATTCAATACTGAATTAAGAATTTATCAAAATGCTGAAATAGCTACTTATGTTCCAGAACCTGGGGAAATAAAAAGCATTATGGATTTAATAGTAAATCGTGGAGATTATATTAGTGAACTGTTAAGAAAGGAGCCTTCTAGAGCAAATGGAAAATGATAAAAACTTTTCAGCGATAATCGATGATTGTGAATATTATGATTATCTAGAACATTACGGAATGCCTAGACGCTCTGGAAGATATCCATGGGGATCTGGCGAGCATCCTTATCAAAGCACAGAAGATTTTCTATCTCAAATTGATAAATTAGAAAAGCAAGGACTCACCGAAAAACAAATAGCTGATTCTTTCGGAATTAGCACCGGTAAGTATCGTGCTCAAAAATCAATGGCCAAAAAAGAAAGACGTCAACTTTATGTTGATTATGCAAACAGTCTTCGCAAAGATGGTCTTGGTGCTTCTGAAATAGCACGAAAAATTAATGAAAAATATAACGCTAATATAACGGAATCAAATGTTAGATCATATTGGGATGCAGAGCGTAATGAACGCATGGATCGTTCGTTCAAAGCAGCAGACACATTGATGAATCTCGTTGATGAAAAAGGAATGATCGACGTTGGTAGATCCGTTGAACACGATTTAGGAATATCTCGTGTTAAGTTAGATGAAGCTTTGGAAATAGCTCAACAATATGGTTATGAAGTAAGATATGCTTCTGTTCCGCAAGTAAATCCAAAGCAAAGGATCAATTATCGTGTTTTGTGCCCTCCTGGAACAGAGAAAAAAGAGGCATATAAAGCAGAAGATATTCACTTCGTCAAAGATTATGGTCCCATATCAACCGATAATGGTGAATCTTTTCAACCGGCATTTAGATATCCTAAATCTATGGACAGTAAACGTATTCAAATTCGTTATGCTGAAGATGGTGGCAAGGATATGGATGGGGTTATTCAAATACGCCGCGGAGTTAAGGATCTTGATTTGGGTCCCGGTGTTAATTACGCTCAAGTTCGTATACTAGTCGACAACGATCACTATTTAAAAGGCATGGCAATGTATGCTGATGACCTTCCAGATGGTGTTGATGTCAGATTTAATACCAACAAAAGTAAAAATACTCCTAAAATGGATGTTTTGAAGAAAATAAAAAAGGATCCTGATAATCCTTTTGGTTCCGCTATCAAGGAACGTGGCGGGCAAAGCTATTACCCAGATCCAAATGGAGAATATGAGATAAATGGCAAAAAATGTCAATGTCTGTTATAAATAAAGCTCGCGAAGAAGGAGACTGGGCCGATTGGTCTAAACAAGTTTCTGCCCAATTCTTATCTAAGCAATCTCCATCACTGATAAAGCAGCAATTGAAAGTATCAATTGATAGCAAAAAAGATGAATATGATCAAATAATGGAGATAAGCAATCCTACGGTTAGAAAGAATCGTTTGGAAAGTTTTGCAGACGAATGTGATAGTAATGCCGTAGATTTGAAAGCGCATCCTCTTCCAGGAGAACGCTTCCAAGTAATTTTACCAGTTTCTAGCTTACCAGACAATCAATGTTATGCTCCTAACTGGAAGAACGGGACAACATTGGCGTTGATTCGTTATCCTCACGCCGGAACGTTTGAAATACCGATAGTTCAAGTAAATAACAACAATCTTGAAGGCAAAAATAATATAACTGCGTCTGCTAAAGACGTTATCGGTATAAATTCAAATGTTGCTCAAAGATTGTCTGGTGCTGATTTTGATGGCGATACCGTAATGGCAATACCAGTCACAGATAAAACCCCAATAAAGTCTACTCCGTCGTTATTCGATGAACCATTCGACACTGGAATTTATGGTGGTGAAACAAAAGTTGACTCGAATGGCAACGAACACTATTATCGCGGTGGTGTTGAATATTTTCCTCCATCTGAAAGAGATAAACAAAAAAAGATGGGTATTGCTTCTAATTTAATAACCGACATGACTTTGCAAGGTGCCACAAGAGAAGAATTGGCTAGAGCAGTACGGTATTCAATGGTTGTAATAGACGCTACTAAGCATCATTTGGATGATAAAGCTGCGTTCCGCGACAATAATATTGGAGAATTACAAAGAAAATATCAGGCTCATATTGATCTTGATGGAAAACAAAAGTACGGTGGAGCTGCAACATTATTGTCTAGAGCAAAGGGCACACAACGAATTCCAGAAAGGAAAGAAGGTGCTATCGTAGCTAGAGATACTGGAAAAGTTCTTGATGTATTAGATGAACGAAAAAAGCTATATGTAGATAATGAAACTGGCGAAATCTATAAGCGAGAAGATCGAAAAGTTGTTCTTGTTGATCCAAAAACTGGAAAAAAGCTATGGCATAATACTAATCGCATACGAAAATATGTAGAATATAATGTCAAAGAAATTGATCCAGAAACAGGAAAAGAAACTAATAGAAAAGTAAAAGCCGACGTAATCGAAAAAGATGGAAAACAGTACTATAGAGACGAACGGAAACCTAAAATATTAGGAAGTCGTGGCTTAATGGTACATCCATACACCGAGATTACTAATGAAAAAGTTAAATCTGTCCCGGCAGAGATGGAAGTTGCTCAAATGGAACTTGTTGATGATGCTAATCAATTATCAACTGGCAAAATACAAGAGAGAATATATGCCCAGTACGCCAATAATCTTAAATATATGGCGAATGAAGCTAGAAAGCAAGCTGCATCTACAAAAGACATACAATATAGTGTTTCTGCGGCTAAAACATATGCTGATGAAGTAAAATCATTAGATGATAAACTTATTGAAGCTGAAAGCAACGATCCAAGAGAGAGACAAGCTAACTATATAGCAAACGCTAAAATAGAAGCTTGGAAAAATGATAACCCTGGATACACTAAAGATGAGCTAAAAAAGCATCATCAACGCTTCTTAACGCAAGCTAGAAATGCCGTAGGAGCTAAAAGACATTCAATATACATAACAGATATGGAATGGGAAGCTATACAAGCTGGTGCTATATCTCCTACTAAATTGCGTAAGATATTAAATAAAGTAGATGATGAAAGATTAACACAATTGTCTACTCCATTAAAGAACAAAGAAGTTTTATCTAGCGCTAGAATTACTCGTATGAAAACGCTATCTAATGCTGGATTTACAAATGCAGAGATAGCCGATGACATGGGAGTATCTGTAAGCACTGTAATTAAATACTTAAGCGGAAAGGAGGACAAATAATATGGAAGTTTGGTTACTAACAACGGAAGACAATCCGTACAATCCGTTTGATGACTTCGATCATTGGTTGTCCTTCGACGTTACAAAAGGTTACTTCACTTGTGAACGATTAGCTTCATTTGCACATACATCCGATTCTCTTTCTGAAGAGGAAAATAATGAAGAAATTAAAGATGCAATCAAAAGACTAATTGAAATAGGTGTCGTAGACAAATATGGACATGAAGGACGATACAAAATAGTTAGAAAAGAACTATAACCTGCTATATAGGGGGGGGTCGCAATAAATACACCCCCCTCCCGAATCGCGGGCCTCTTTAAAAAATCTCCGGAGGGAAATTTTTGAATGCGTTTTATGCTTTTATGGATGCATATAGGCTATTGTAGGTGTTTTCTCCTTTGGCTTCTTGGTATTGATATTCTCCATCAATAACAAAG